TTTGTACAAGATCTCGCACTATTTCACTTGATGAACAGTGTGCTGAGATTATTGACAGCGCTTGTCGTGAGTATTTTCAATACGGACGACGCACGTTTAATAAAAGACGTGCATTTTTGACCAAATTATTGGATAGACGTAATTTGTGGGGTTATCTTAACAGAGAAAATTTACCCACATATGATGAACTGAAGTTTATGTGTTACGGAGATGAAGCGGTTGCACAATCAGAAATGATTGATATACCAATTCGTGAAGAAACTACAGTTCCGTTTATTTTCCGATTTTTATTTTTGGTTATTGTTTTGGTGCTCGGATATTTCCGGGCAGTTTTGCCGGAGTTTAAGCGAATAATATTTTATTTCTACCGATGTTTTTATATGGGATCACATCCTGAGTATGGCGCACGTTTTCGCCAAGTATGCCAGGATGCGTTGACCACTAAATATTTCATTCAGAATAATCCCGAGCTTATTGATGATCTCAGGATTCCATTGATTAAGAAAATTGATTTAGAACATTATGAATGGGTAGTTAGTAATAAGATTTATTCGCATGACCCACGACAGACACCACCTTGGTGCTCAGTTTATGTACAACATAGTTCTATGTTGCGCGAAATTGAACGATATCAGTTTCAAGCTGTTGCACAATCTGAGATGGTGCCTGATCACATACTGCGTGCTCAATCGGCTCCAGAAATTCATAATAACTCGGATTCAGAGTCTGAGTCAGACATTTCTGAATTTCTTAGTGATTTTGACGATTCTTATGAAGATTACATTCAATGGAGTGACCGTTTTAGCGGTGACAGATTGGTTGATGAATCTGAAGAACCGGAATGTCGTGATGGGGCCAATATTTATGATAACTGCGTGCTGTTTACAAGTTGTTTTTGTATTGCTCGATATGGTACTTTGTACCGCGAGCTAACTTGTACACGCTGTCATTGTGAGTACGGCAGTAATTGTGATAGTGCTGAATGTAACAAAGAAAACATTTCAGTCACACAAGCATAGTCAGGAACGACTTTAAAAGAACTTAGTCCGAAATAGACGTATAAACTATGGCAGTTAATGACTGCGCAATTTTGATTCAGTGCACTGCACTCAAATTTTATATTATTATGGTAAAAATACATTTTAAAATAGACGGTTTTTCACGTACCATAAACGTGTCACCAATTAATGCTTTACGGTATTCTAGATTCACTCCATGTGAACGTCAATGGTTAGTTGACGCTATAATGGATGATGAAGCTATTGTGCCCGATGAGCTTATTTGTTTTATTTATAATCTGGACCCCATGTCCAGTGCTTTTAGAGCTCCCATTCCATTAGCGACGGCTCAGTCCGAGACTGTGGATGATGTAGGAGCTACAGATACTTCTAAAGAGGTCGAACAAAATGTTCAATTTGCAGATGCTGAGGAACAAATTGATTTAGTAGTGGGGAATATGACTTCCGATACCACTTTTAATCAAGGATCTCAAGCTAATGCTAATCTCGCTTCTTTTTTATCACGACCTATAGAAGTGTTTCGGCGCGAGTGGGCTGTTAATTCACCCACGCCTTTTGTTGACGTGTTCAATCCGTGGGCCTTGTTTTTAGGCGATTCACGTGTTTTGAACAAATTGGAGACATTTAAACTGTTGCATGGAACTTTGAAATTAAAGTTTCTTATTAATGGTTCTCCATATCACTATGGTAGAGTGTTTGTTGGTTGCCGACCGACTCGATATGACAATAACACTTCTACTTTAGATTTGTCAACTGCTGTAACAACAACAAATTACTTTGAAAATAGCGGTGTACCAGGAGCTAAAACGCTCATTGCCGGACGCACCTTCTATTCTCAAAGACCACATATTTTTATTGATCCAGCCACTAACCAGCCGAGTCACATCGACTGGCCATTTTTTGCAGCGACCAATTTTATTGATCTCAATGATATTGAGACAATTGATCGCATGGGTAGGATTGAAATGTGGGAGTTAAACACTTTACAGCATAATAATAACGCAACAGATCCCCTAACTATCACAGTTTTTGCTTGGATGGAAGACGTTACTCTTACTGGTCTTACTTCTATGGCTACCGCACAATCAGAAATGGTTGTTACAGGTGCCAAAAAGAAGAAGGGCAAGAAAGGTAAAGTCATCAATGAAACCAAGGGAACTGATGAGTACCAGGGGAATGGCATGGTTTCAGGACCTGCCTCAGCTATTGCGAATTACGCTGCTTATTTTACGGAAATTCCTATGATTGGAAAATTCGCTAGAGCGACGCATATAGCTGCCGGTGCTACTGCTGATGTAGCACGGCTTTTTGGGTTTTCGAGACCGGCAATAATCGATAACCCGCTTATTCAGAGACCAATGACAACGGGTAACTTCGCCACATACAGTGGTGGAGATACTTTAATGAAACTGTCTTTAGACCCAAAACAGGAATTAACTATTGATCCTGCTACAGTAGGTTTACCATGTGACGACCAAATGTCGTTCGGCTACATAGCAAAGAAGGAGGCTTTAGTTGATACCTTTATTTGGCAAAGTGGACAGTTTGCTGATCGTAGAATTTATTCTATTGCAGTGCATCCTATGGTTGCACCGATTGTCTCGCTGTCACAAAATGTGCACATGCAGACACCGTTGTCTTTTGTTGCTTTTCCATTTACTAAATGGCGCGGTTCTTTAAAGTACCGTTTCCAAATAGTTGCTTCTGCTTTCCATAGAGGTAGACTGGCAGTCGTTTACGAACCGTCAGTAACGCCTGAAGTTCCAATTAATTTAAATAATCGCTACGTTGCGATTTTGGATCTTGCAGAAGCTAAAGACTTCACTATTGAAGTCAAATGGTCACAAGCACAAGCTTATTGTAACATTGAGTACCCTTTGGGAACCAATGTTGTGTCTTCTGATTTTCCTGGCATTTTGTCAGGACTCCCGCAATTTAACGGGATTTTACAAGTCTACGTAGTTAATGAACTGGCTTCGTCGATTACAACGTCCGATGTAGACGTAAACGTCTACGTATCAGCAGGGGACGATTTTCAAGTTCAAATGCCACGTGAACGGTTTACCCAGGCTGCTTACGCGCGGAACGACTTAACGGTCGGACCACCAGCGCTTGCACAGTCTGAGGTAA